TTTGATTCAGTGACTGATATTAATCAAACCATTGATAGAGTTAAAAAATCTTACGAGGCACAAAACCAAAACTTATTGAGCATAGACAATAAGCAGGACTCATTTTTAACGCTTGATGACGAAAAAGCTTTAAATCCAAATAAGCTCCCAATCCCACAAGACTTATCTAACGAGCTAAGAAGACAGCGAGATGAGGCTCAACAAATTAACAAGAACGACATATCATCGTACATATCAAGCCTAAGCGATTTGTCTGACAAGGTCGAATCTGATGTATTAACTAAAGAACCAACAGAGCAGGAGTGGGATCTTTTATATTCCATCCATGCAGCTATTAATTCACTTACAGGTGTGTTATCAAGTAATACTTTCAGTACATCTCAAACAGAAGATGACAATCAATCATCTGACCCTAAGCTACAAAAAACAGCATTAGGCTTTTGGGAAGCATCCACTGCGCAAGACGGTATTGGGTTTCAAGTACCAAAAGGTAAGATGGAAGTATCGTTCCCATTCAGAGGATCTCTTGAACAATTGGCAGCAAGCTATTTAGGTGATGCTAATCGTTGGATGGAGATTGCAGCAATCAACGGACTTCAATCGCCATATGTAGACGAAGATGGGTTTCAAAGACCTTTAATATCAAATGGGTCATACAATCAAATTCTTATACCAGACATAAGTAATCTTTATGTAGGACAAACTGTCTATCTTTCTAGCACCACTCAATTAGTATCTCAGAGAAAGATTACAAACTTAGACTCAATATCCACAACAAGACATATTGTTACATTGGATGGCAATACAGACTTAGGTGTATTTACAACTAACGACAAAGCCTCTTTAAAGGCATATTTACCGTACACTACAAACTCACTGAAAAAAATATACATACCAACAAGCTCTGCACCTGTAGACAATGATGCTAATACAACACCACTTCCTTTTATCAAAGAAGATATTGACCTAGTAACATTCTCTAAGATTGATTTCCTATTAGATGATAAGGGTGATCTAGCTATAACTAAAGATGGGTTTACAAACCTAGCTTTTGGTAAGTCTAACCTAATCCAAGCAGCCAAAATGAAACTACTGACTCCACCTGGGTCGTTACTTCTTCACCCATCATTTGGGGCTGGAGTAGAGATTGGATCTTCTATGGCTGATGTTAGTTTAGAGGCTATTAGTTCAGGCATTGTTTCTGCATTCACTAATGATTACAGATTCTTATCACCATCCACGATTCAACTAAAAGTAGACGGTAGCACACTTTCGGTATACGTAGATGTACCAGTTTCAAACGGCACTGGCGTCCTACCTTTATCCCTCCCCCTAAGCCAATAATATCACTCACTTATTGGCAAATACTAATTATATATAAGTCACCCCTGACTCTTGTTGCTTTTTATTCAATAATGTATTAGATTGAGACTAAGCCATCTTATAGAGGAATTACAATGCCAATCACGCCAAAGCCTAGAAGTTTCCAACAAATCCTTAATCAAATGATTAAAACGTTTACAGCTAAATCTGGTGTGAATGATCAAGCTCCAGGTTCTGTAGCGAGAAGTTTAGTTGAAGCAGCAGCTCTTTCAGATTTCCAATCTCAAGGTGACATCTACGCAGCTCTTAATTCAAATGACATTGACCGCGCTGAGGGAATTGACTTAGACAATCTTGGTATTGCTCATGGAGTTATTAGACCAGAGAATAAAGCTGCATATGGATCAGTTACATTCTATTCTGAAAACATTACAAAGATCTCAACAAAGATTTATGCTGGAACTGCTGCCCCTCCAAAGAACTCAACAACTATATATGTATCGGATGCATCTAAATTCTCATCTACAGGATCTTTATATATTGGTCGTGGAAGTAATAACGTAGAAGGTCCTTTAGTATATAGCTCAATTGCTCAAGTTGGAAGCTATTATCAAATTACATTAACAACAGCAACAACTAAAAACCACAACTTGAATGAAGAAGTAACTTTAGCCCAAGGTGGAAATAGAGTTATCCCAGTGGGGACTGTAGCCCAGACATCAAGTGGCAATGCAACACCTCCAACAACGTTTAGAACATTAAGCTCTGTAACTATATTGGATGGTAACAGAGAAGTTACAAATGTGCCTGTATTATGTAACGTATTAGGTGTCAGAGGTAATGCAACGGCTAACTCAATTGTAAATATTGCATCTAAACCATTTCCAGGTGCAGCAGTTACTAATCCATTGCCATTCATTACTGGACAAGATGCTATGCTTGACCCAGACTACAGACTTCTTATTAAACAATCAGAACAAACTAAAACAAAAGGTACAGATTTAGCATTACAAAATGCAGCTGTAGGTGTTACAAGCTCTGATGATAACAAAACTGTTGTATCCGCTCAAATTAAAAAGCCAACTAATAGAAATGAGCCAGGAGTTGTTTACATTGATGACTCTACAGCTTACCAGCCAATCTTTTCAGGACAAGGCTTTGAAACATTAATAGAGAATGCAATCGGTGGAGAGAAGTATTTAACCCTATCTCAAGAAGATGTAACTAAAGCTTTACTTGAGACTAGTTTTGAAAGACCATATGCACTGACAGCTGACATGGTTTTAGCCGTTAAATGCGGTGGAGTTCTTTATGAACACACATTTGCTGCATCAGATTTTAATACACAATTTGCTGCTGATGTGTTTGAAGTTGTCAATTCTATCAATGCTAATACATCATTAGGCTTTAGTGCACGAGCTTCTCAAGACAATAAAAAGATTGTAATCTTTTCAAAGAACTACACATCAGAAGATGTACAGGTTGTCACTCCACTTGATTCAACTAAAGTAAACGCTAATGACTATCTAGGGTTCTCAACAAATGTATCATATACGTTACGTTTGTATAAGAACGATAACTTATTAGTTAAAGATGGGGCGTCAGCTACTGTATATTCGTTATTGCAAGATAGCTGGTCAACATTAGCTTCTACTGAATACTTATGCCTATCTGTAGATAATTCACTTCCAATCACTTATACATTCACAAGTGCTGATTTCGTATCTTATGGGTATGGATCAATGATTAAAGAAAACCCATTATCGGTATGGGCTCAAGTAATTCAATCAAAGATTTCAGGAGTTACAGTTGTAGCTGAATCTGGGAAGCTTTCAATAACTTCTAATAAAGGTGCAAGTAACTCTGCATCTATTGTTATTTATAACACAGTTCAGTCTAATAACATTGGGCCGTCAATGCCTAATAACAATAACCTAGCCACAAAGTTCTTTGGATTAAGTATATCAGTGCCAGAAACTTTACAATCAGTTGGGTTGGCAAGTGACTATGTATTTAATAGATCAACAGGTGAATTACAATTATCTTCTCCTCTAGTTAAAGGTGACATCTTAACTGCTGGGTCTAAAAATACTAGAGCTATGATTGATTCTAAATCAACAGCTACTGGTTATGTAAGTATTTCAGTATCTACCAATAATGCTATGTTTGTTGTAGTCGACTCCCCAGCTACAATCATATCCAACCTTGCCTCACCTGGATCTTCAATCACTATTTCAAATGTATCTACAAACATCCAAAGAATAACCTCATCTAACCTATTAGCATTTAGCAACGTAGCTGTTGGGGATTGGATTATATTAGCCTCCGATCAAGTGTACTCCGTGTTACCATTATCTTTTGGAGCATATAAAATATCTAACAAAACCGCATCATATGTTGATATTCAAGCTTTAAATGCATCATTCACAGGGCTTCCATTAACAGTCAACTTAACTGGAACTCAAAAGATTATCACATGCCGAACAGAAGGTCATGTACAAAAAGTGCCAGTATCAGTTGTAGGGTCACAAACAATCCTTACAATTGCTAATGACATCAACACATCTTTAGTAGGTGCTAAAGCCTCTTCTGTAGGTGGAAAAGTATTAAGACTTACATCTAATTCATTTGACTCTGGATATATCACACACATTGTAAGCTCTTCAGGGGTTGAATCAATTGGACTCACTAATGGTCAGACAGACTTAAGCACAACTTCACATACAGCATTTAATCAGTCTGGTAAGTCAGATCTTACATTTATTAACTTTGAAACTGAATTCACAGCTAGTAATGGCACACATGTAAATTCACCAGTCGACTCCATCATCCTCGCTGTTAGCCCAGAATTGACTAATAAAGATCTGGTTGTGTTTGAAAATAGTCAGACAGTTAAATCGGCTAATAAAGACTTATACTCAAGTGTATATCAAAAGTCCCCAGGTGCGTTGCAGATCAAAAACACTCCATTATTAAGTGATGTGGCAGCTGGATCAAGATTCTATTCTGGCGTACCATATAACTTTAGCTCTGATGATAACTTAACTGTAGTATTAGATCAAGATGGACTTAATAAGTCGTTCAACATTAAAATGAGTCGTAAGGGTGTAATCAACAATCAAACATCACCGACTAGCTCATTAATCTCTATGTATGATGCTGATGCAGGACCAACTTCTGGCTTTGCAACTCAGTTTGGAGATAACTTTGATTTTGCAGACTACAAGATCCACATGAAGGCTTTTGAAATCTTTAATCAATCTAATCCAACTGACCAAATTAAAATACAAGCTATTAAGTTTGGACCTACAGGCGAGAAGGTTTGTTTTGGATTTAGATACCCATCTTCTCCAAACTCATCTATGTCAAACTCAGTAGAAGTGTCAGACATTACAAAAATCTCTTTATACCTTCAAACAGGAGCTGAGAGACTTGGTGGAGGATGGACTTCATCAACTCAATTTGATGTAACAGTAAGTGGTAACACTGCAAGATTTACACACAACGGTGTTGGTTCAGCACCAAGCTTTGTAACTTCAGCCCTTGTAACTGTTGGTGACATTGTTAATGTAGATAATAGCTCAGGCTTTGACTTAAGAAACTGTGGGCAATTTAAAGTTACAGCAGTTACTGATACATACTTTGAAGCATTAGTGCCTAGCGCATTTGTACAGTCTAGCGTACAGATCAATGCAGCAGCTGCGATCAGATTCTATAGACTTGGAACAAACAATAAGGTTTCAGACGTTGTAACATACATCACAAACAACCTATCAGCTTATATTAAAGCTACAGCATTAGGCGTTGGAACAAGCCAAGTAATTAATGATTATATGGTTGATTTACAGGTTCCATACAATTTTTTAAAAGCTGGTGAGAATGCAGTATCTATCTCAAATATAGGTTCAACAATCTCCAACTTAAACCAATTCAATCTAAAAGACTCATTGCCATCTGGATTCCCATCGTTACTAGTGGGTGAAGAGGCATACCTAATCCCAACACGAGCAGCACACCTAGAGAAGTTCTTAAATGTGTTTGCGGTAACAGGGCTATCAAGCGTTGGTAATATCACAGTATCTAATGATGGAAATAGCCTACAAATCTTCAGTGATGTGTATGGATCATTAGGCGCAGTGCTAGTATCTGGTGGAACAGCTAACTCGGTTGTAGCCCCACTTGTTCAAAACTCTGCAATCCTACCTAAGGCTTCAATCGCTAGTGCGACTCGATATAGATCTGGGTCATACATTATGTACATGTTCAACACAGACTTTACTGATTCATTACCTGCTGATAAAAGTGAGATATTCTTTGGATTTGCTAATAATTCATTCAATACAGCTGGTGGATCTATTAACATGGCTGGGCCAGCAACAGTTCAAAGACGTGCTATCCAGATGCCATCCACATTTGTTGATCCAAACATCTCATCTGTAGTTAGATCATCTAATACAGCTGTTTACACTTTGGCAAGTTCTCACAAGATTATTGTTGGGGATATCGTTACAATTAGTGGAGTAGCTGATTCATCATTTAATGGTGTGTTTGCAGTTACTAACGTATCATCTAATACTATTACAACTGTTAATGTTGGGGTAAATACTAGCTCAACAGGTGGACAAATTGATTCAGTTAAAACTGGACCAGGCACACTGTTGTTCAATGATACCCAGTTTAGCATTGATAAGACTAGCTCGTCTGGACTAGATGTAAATGCTTGGATTAAGGTTCAAAACTCAGCTACACAGGATAAGTCTCTAGGCTTTAAAGCTGATACACAACTAACTCTTACTAAAGTAAATGTAGCCGATTCTTCAACTGTAGCCATTTCAGCAGGAAGTGGGACATTCAGCACCCCAGTATCAATTCCACACTCTGTTAATGATCAAATCCTTCTTAGACAAGAAGGCCAATTCACAGTTATTACTCAAACGTCAGCTCTGTCTGTTAAGTTGTTAGATGGTGGAATTGCTGAAGGAGGCTGGATTAGAATTGTTGGGTCTGACTTCTCAGTAAACAACCAAGGTATATTCAAGGTTGCTAAGGTTCACCGTGGAAGTAATGACTCAATCTACTTTGAAAACCCAATTGCCGAAGAGCAATCAATCGTATTAACAAGTGCAAGTGCTATGCTTGGCTACACTTATGATTCAGTAATGCCAGGAGATTTAATAACCATAGGAACAGACATACTAGGAGTGTCAAATGTTAATACTTATACTGTGTCTAATGCTGTATTCCCTACGTCAAGTACCTTATACGTAAAAGAGATATTAGGTGCTAGTGCAACAGCTGTGCTTGGTAATGACTATTCAAAAGTTCATTTTGTTGAGAAGAATCCATGGTTTGCATATAAAAAGATTGTGAACATTGCTCAAGATCCAACAAATAGCAAAAAGTCTATTGTGACTGTACTAGGCTCTGAGTTGGCAAATAAAGCAACAACTGCAACTTCAGCATACATTGAAGCTCAATCTAAACTTAAATTCTCTACATCTATTAAGGTGGGAGAGGATTCATATAAATATTACAATGGATTGATTTCAGCTGTAGGTAGAAAGATTCGCGGACAAGCTTACGATACAGTATCATTCCCAGGGTATGCCGCTGCTGGATCATACCTAGTTGTTGATGCACCACTTCCAAAGCGTATCCAAGTTGGTATCGTGATCAGAAATACAAGCGGTATCCCATTTGCTACTATCAAATCAAGAGTTGAAACAACTGCATCATCTTATATTAATTCTTTGAAGGTGGGAGAGAGTGTGATATTCTCAAAACTAATCTCTGAGATTCAAAAGGTTAATGGAGTGCAAGCAATATCTATTTCATCTCCTACATACAATTCATCAAATGATAGTATCATGGTTGGTTATGGCGAGAAGGCTCAAATCTTAAACATCTCTACAGATGTGGTCGTTACTTTAGCAACGTAGGTGTAATGTGGCAGATAACTCAATAGTTAAACGGTTAAGACAATTCCTAAACCCCTCAATCAAAGGGAAGATGACAGATGCTTTACTAGAAGCATTGGCTGAAGGGGATTCAATTAACCGTGAAAATATACTAGCAGTTAAGCCGCAAATGTTTGTAGCTACAGCCACTGGCCGATTTCTTGAAAAAAGAATGGCTAACATGGGTGTGGATAAACCAATTGGTGTAGGGATTGATGATGAATCGTTCCGTCAATTAGGTATTAAACAGACAAATACTAAGCTTGTAAGAAACATATTCCTAGACGTATTAGAAACATTTTATGGAGCTGATGCAGTTAGAGCTTCAGTTAGATCTATCCGACCCCAAAGCTATAATCTAGCTGATGGCATGACACTAATCATCCAAGCTGATCAACAAAAATCACCCCTCACTGTTACTTTTACAACTACAGACTTTTCATCAATAGACATGGCAAAAGCAGAAGAAGTAGCAGCAGTTATATCTAGAACAGCATTTAGCTATGATTACCCAATTGTAGCATTCACAGAGACCGACTTCGATACTAAGCAAGTATTCGTTAAGATTCAGACTACAACTAATGGCCACAAAGGTTCTGTGTCTGTTATTGGTGGAAGTGCGCAAAATGAGCTTATGTTTCCAGGTATTGCATTGGCTCAATCTAAATATGGAACTCAATATACTATTTCATCAAGTAGCCAATTTATTAGATTCACATGGACAGGTGGAGCAGACCCAGGTCTTGGCTTTTTAACAGACAATAGCTTTGTTAATATGTACGGTGATGCATTTGTTGAAATGAACAAGGGGTCATTTAAGGTTGAGAATTATTCGGGTGGGCCAGTTGGCCAAGCTTTCTTTGAAATATTAAACCCAAACTTTGATTTCATTAATCAAAACTCTGTAGTTGTAATGACAAGCGCATCAGCAATATCAGGTAGTGGGGTTGCTACAAGCCGAGTAGATATACAAAACCTTGGTGCTAACAGAACAAACAACATAGTTACAGTATTCACAACATCCCCACATGGATTTCTATCGGGGCAAGATGTAACTGTAGCTCATTGTGAAAACACGACATTTAATGGTACTTTTACAATATTAAGCACACCTGATGCATACACTGTGACATTCTTTAATAATGGCCCAGATGCAGTATCAAGCGGTGGGACGATTGAGGTTGACTATACAATCTTATCTCAGCCATCAGGTGCAGTAAGGTCTAATGGAATTGTTACAATAACTACCGCAACCCCACATAGCCTAAGTATTGGTAATCAGGTTATAATTGAGAATGTTATTGATTCAAGCTTTAATGGCATATTCAATATAACAGCAGTAACTTCTAATACATTTACATACACACAAGACTATTCAAATGACCTGACATTCTTCACAACTAAAAAAGCTGTCATCTCACAACAATCACGCTATGCATCTGTATATGAGACCTCACCGTACGAACTTACAATATTTTTACCTATCTCAGCTCAAATCATTAGGCGTGATTTAATTGGATCATGGCATGTGCATGAGTCGGCAACAGATAGAAGCTTTTTAGGTTCATACTCGTTTGATACCACAGCTCTTCCAATCACATCTACATCAACAACTCTATCTGAAGCAGTAAATGCTGGTGAGTCAAAGACGATTGTGGTCATGGCTAACACGACAAACTTCCCAGACTCTACAGGTTACATTACATTAGAGTGGGGGACGTCTAGAGAAGAGGGGCCGATTAGATTCTTAGCAAGACCTTCAGATGGCTCATTACTACTAGACGCTTCGTACAGATTTAGGTTTGATCATGCAGCTGGATCTGATGTAACCTTACTAAAAGATACTACTGGATATTCACCTAAGACTGATGGGACCGACTATCAAGCTTATTTAACATCATCTCAAGCAGCTAGAATTGAAGCAGAATCTTTAATGAACAAATTGGTAGCTTCAGGCATATTCTTAAACATTATCCTTGTTTATCCAGAAGGTCCAGGATTACAAGACATCACACAGATTTACGAGGGATAGATGAGTACAGGTAAGTCACCAGTAGTTACAGGCGCAGGGGTTAAATTAATCATCAATGGTAAAGTGTTGGGATTGGCTACAGGTATTAGCATCCAACGCAGCACAGGGGTTAAAACTGTATATGAGATTGACAATCCATTGCCAGTAGAATTTATTGACACCCAATACACAGTATCAGGCAGCCTAAGCGGTATTCGAATCATAGGTTTTGGTGGAGTTGAGCAAAACAACATCATGTCTATATCTTCTGTGCAAGAGCTATTAACTCGTAATTACTGTAGTTTACAGGTTGTTGATAGAGCAACAGGTGTAACTTTATACTCTGTAGCCAATGTTATTTTTGAATCAGATTCTGTTAGTTTCCAGCCTAGATCCCAAACTTCCTTTAATGCCAATTTTAGGGGTATGTTTGTAACTACAGAAAAAG